CGCATTCACACCACCCGCCGTTCACTCAAGACGGCGGGCAAGGCGGTCCACAGACTTCTTCAAGTCTTGAACTTGGATACGCTCAACTGAGCCGCCAACAGATTTCATTACTGGACCTTCTCCACCGGCTTCGTTTTCTAATGCGCCAGTGGTGCTAAATGCAGTAGGATAGTAAGGTGATTCGCGTGTTGCTACATCACTGTTCTCTGAAATGGCCCCTTTGTTCTTGACATCCTCAACCTCAATGGTCGTATTGTTGGTCTGATAGCCTTGGTTTCGTACATTTGCTTTTCCTCCACCAGCAACAGTGTAAAATCCTTCAGGGCCTACTGTAGCGCCTTCTTTTTCTTTGTAACCGGGCTGAGCCTTTTCAATCAATTTTTCTTCTAACTCTAGCGCTTCCTTCAACAATGCGTCAAAGTCTGCACTTCTTGGTTCAAATCGTGGTTTCATATTTATCACTCCATACCAACATTATTGCCTATTGCACCTACGCTTTTGGCTTGGTCAGCAAGTTGGTGAATATCTGCCCATTCCATTGCATGGAAATCTGCATTTGTTTCAGGTGCTGTAATGACTTCTCCATCGAAGCCTTTCAGAATAAATTCATCTCCTTCCCCTCGGAATGGGTCAGCAAGAACATCTGCTGGAAGTCGAGTCTTTGCTTGTACAAAACCAGCCTTTCTCAACATCACAGCAGGGTCATTGAATGCAGCCCTAAACTGAGCATTCTCTGACTTGAGTATTTGCAATTCGCTATCCATGTTTTCCATTTTTGAAATAAGTGCACCCATTAGTCGCTCTGCGACATTACTCTCTTCTTCACTCATTCAATCGCCTCAAAGTGTTCGGTTGCTCTGCGGTCGCATAACCGAGCCAATTCGATTGGTTCGGATGGTTCCCGGCAATACTTGATTCGATGATGCGTGTACCTTTTCTGTTTGGTTGAATTTGCGTACAGGCACTCCACCTGCATAAACATCGTTCACGCCTCTTGATACAGCGCCGTCTGCCTTCATAATTGCCTTTTCTACATCAGTTGAAAGATAGTCTGCATACTTTGCAATTTCATTGATATGTGTGCTTGCACTTAAGGAGTCATTTTGTTCTAGCGCTTTGTAAAAAGCATCAACGTGACTGCGCATTTTTCTAGCCATAGGGTCTAACTTGCGTAGGTCCATGCGCATTCCCACCCCGTGCCTCACCTTTAATGTTGCTCAAGCGCCCCTGAATTGACGAGCGTTCAATATGCCTTGGGATGCCTGTTGTACAGGGCTTG